GGGTTACAAAAGGATTTAGGATTAGGAGGCTTACAAGCTCAAAGCACAATAGGTGGTCAACTAGGACAATTAGGTGCACTCGATCAACAAACAGACCTACAAAGAATTCAAGCTCTAGCAGCTTCTGGTGCAGAACAACAAGCAATGGACCAAGAGTATTTAAATGCAGCTCAACAAAGATACTTAGAGGATGCAAACGCTCAAAGAGCTATGTTAGAATATCAATCAAATATACTACGAGGTACTGCAGGTGCATTAGGTTCAACTCAAACACAGTATGCAGCAGCTCCAAGTATGGCATCTCAAATTGGTGGACTAGGTCTAGCAGGACTAGGACTTTATAATATGATGGGACGAGGATAAATAATGGCTAATATAATACAAATACAAGATGATTTAAAAAATGTATCTGATCAAGATTTAGTTAACTTCGTTAAAAGACCCACAGGTCAAGTTCCTAGTTATCTAGCTTTAGGTGAAATAAAACGTAGAAAAGAAACTAGAGAAAGATATCAAGGACAAAAAGATCAACAAAAAACAACTGTTGCTGAAGACTTAGTAACAGAGCAAGGCATAGGTAATCAAATGACTCAAAATCCTATGTCTCAACCTACTACAGGGGTAGGTACACCTCAACCTCAAGAACCAGTAAACCCAGCAATGCTTGCATCAAAAGGCATAGGTCAACTAAATCCTGGTGCTGTAAAAGAAATGAATGACGGTGGGATTGTAGGGTATGCAGCGGGTGATTTAGTAAAAAAAGCACAAAGAAATAGATTTTTAGGTTCAGAGTTAGGTTTTGAAGATGGCCCTGTTGCCTACCCATTACTTACAGCTGCTGGTGATGCAGCTAGTTATTTAAACCCTTTAAGCTATATGGATACTTATAATCCTAAAGTTGATCCTATTACAGGAAAAGTAGTGGGTGGTGTTGGTGATAGATTTGCTGACACAAACGCAGAAATTGCAAGAAGAGAAAGAGAAAAAAGAGATATTCTTGCTAGAATGGGTGCAGATGAAAAAATAGAAAAAAGAAATGTTGAGGTAGCTGAACCTTTAATAGAAGATGAATACACTGTAAGTAGTAGGCAGCCGGTAACGGAGTACGTTCCTGGAATGTTAACTACTAATGTATTTGATAGAGAAACAATTAATAAAGTAGACTCTCCTTCAAATGTTGTGCCCACAAGCATGGACGTTATAGATGAAGTTAAAGAAACTGTTAAAGTTGATGATGGTGTTACAGACAAAGTTACAGACACAGTAGACAGTAAATTAGATATTGCTGATTTGGATATACCTGACATATTAAGCAAGGAGCAACAAGACTTGTTTGCGGGTAGAAGAAACAATAGGCCTGAAGTATTAACATCAGAAGACGCTTTAGATCAAGTACTAGCAACTAACAAAAAAGCAGGGCTGTTTGATAATCCTTTTAATCAAGATAGAAAAGACCTAGAAAAAGAAAGAGATCTACTGGATAAAGCTAAATCCGATGCAGGTAGTATGGCGTTCATAAAAGCAGGGTTGTTGTGGATGCAAAAAGGTAACCTTGGAGATGCAGCACCAGCAGTTACAGAATACGCACAAGCACTTAAAGGCTTAAGAGGAGAAGATAGAGAACTTAAGAAAATGGACCTAGCGTTAAAAGGTGCTGATATAGCATATAAACAAGGTAACGTTAAAGCTGCTAGTGATTTAGTAGCCGCAGCAGAAAAAAGACTAGATACATTTGATAGAGACACTTTCACTAATATGCAACAAGCTATGACTCAAGGATTAGCTAACAGACTTAACATCCAAAAAGCTAATTTGGTTAAAGATACTTCAATAGCAACAGCTGAATTAAGTTCTGATACAAGCAGATATGTAGCTGATAAATCTTTAGAAAAACAAGGAGGCAAGGCTGAGATGTATAATATACTATCTCAAAGTCCAGCATTTAAAAAGAAAGATGGTACTGTAGACGCAGAAAAAATTATGAAAGTTATAACACCACCATCAAGTATGTACGCTGCTGTATCTAAACCAGCTCAGTATATGCAAGAGTACAGAGAATATATTAAAGTTCTTGATTCTTTGCCAGGTTTTGAAGACAAGCTCAAAGAGTTTATGGATAAATACCCTGATCCCGCATCCTACGTAAGGGACAATATGCCAAGCGGCACTGGTATGGCTACATACACTACAAAAGGTGGTTATAAACCAGCAGGAAGTTAAATACTATGGCTCAACCAGTCAATATTGAAGGGGTAGGTATAGTAGAATTTGAAGACGGCATGACGCCAGAACAAATAGAAGCAGCTATTGTTAAAGATATACTACCTACTATACCTCCTCCAGCAGAACCAATTCCACAAGAAAAAGAATATGCAGGATTCTTTGAATCTTTAGGTGGTGGTATAAGCGATACCCTAGGCATAGCGGATGTTGGCTTAAGTGCTACATTACCTGGTGGTGATACAGGTGTAGAAGCTTTAGAAGAGTTTGATGCAGATCAAGCAGCTAACCCAAGAACTAGATTTAGTTTTGCTGATATAGAAAAAGCATATGATGAAGGTGGCATAGAAGGAACTAAAGAATTATTTAAACAGCTTCCTGGTGGTTTTGGTGAAGCTATAGGTATGATATTTCCTTCACTTGCAAGTGGTGCAACTGGTGCAGCTATAGGTTCAGTGGTTCCAGGAGTAGGTACAGTAGCTGGTGGTATTATAGGTGCAGCTCTTGGTTCTTTCTTTCCTCAATTTGGTGGTAATATTTCTGAACAAGCTAGACAAGATATAGAAAAAGGGCGCCCTGTAGATATTGATACTGCTAAAGCTGCACTAGCTACCGTACCTCAAGTAGCTTTAGATCTTATAGGGCTAAAAGCTTCAGGGTTAACAAGGTTAATAGGAATAGAAAAGAAACTACCTCCTGGTGAACTTCGCAGGAGAATAGCTGAAGAAGGGCTCACTAAAGCTTCTGCTAAAGGCTTTGTAAGAATAGCCGGAGCTGAAGTACCTACTGAAATAGGTCAAGAAATTATTACTAAAATACAAGCAGGTGCAAATCCATTTAGCGAAGAAGCTATAGCCGAGTATAAAGAAGTGGGCGCTTTAACACTTTTAACAGGTGGTATAGCTCCTGTTTCAGCTGTGAAGGCAAGAAGTGATGCTAGAGCAGATATTAAAGCAGAAGAAGTTCAGAAAAAGCTAGACTCTAATGCAGCTCTTGTTAGTTTATTACCTAATCGAGCTATGTTTGATGCGGCTCAAAAAGATGCAAACCCAGTACAAGCGGCTTTAGAAGTAGCAGTTGAAGCAGAAAACTCTTTAGATAACAACGCACCAGAAAAAAGCAAACTTAGAAAAATAATAGCTAAAGCTCAAAACGAGCTTGATGAATCTGTTACTAAACAATCTGTTGAAGCTCAAAAGAAAGCAGTAGACACCCTATTAAAAGATACTCAAAATGTATTGAAAAATTTTTACAAAGAAAATAAAAATGTAAAAGCTAAAGTGACGCCAGGTGTTCTTGATAAAGATACGTTAACTTCGTTTGGTCTAAGCCCCAACTCAAAAGCATTTAAACGCCTAACACATTTAAACTTAAATAAGCCAAACAATACTAAATTATTTTTAGATACTTTAGATGCTCATAAGGGTAAAATAAACGAACAAGCTATTAATGATTTTACAGCTGCTATAGAGGAGAATAATCCTAATGTCACATATAGATTTAACAAAGAATCTGAGTCTAGTGCAGATCCAGGAAGGACTACAGTACTTGGCCCACGGAGAACCGGCCAAACAACCGATGCCGAGAGAACTACAGCTCCTGACGGAGAAGGAGTGGTCGGCAATATACCAACTACTTCTAGACCTGGAAGAAGAAAAACAACTGTCGACGATACATTAACTGAAGGTGTAAGAAAACAAGCAATAGACTTTATACAACAAGATCCTACAAAATCATACACTCCTACAACCTTAAAAAGAGCTTTGAGCGGTGCAGGTATAAAACTTAACCCTGCTCAAACCACTACATTAATTAATCAATTAAAAGTTTTACCTGGAGTATCTGTATCTACAGAAGTAAAAAATAACAAGCCTGTACAAAAAATACAAGCAACTCCTAAAAAAATAGAAGCGCCAGTTAGCCCACTACAAGATGTAATGAATAACATAAATCAAGAAGCTCAACAAAAACCTGCAGTAGAAAAACAAGTGGAAACAGAAGTAGAAGTAAAACCTAAAGTAGAACCTAAAGTAGAACCTAAAGTAGAACCTAAAATAGACACAGGGCCTGTGGTGCAAGAGGGTAATGAAACTGTCGAATACATTGGCAAAAGACCAAAAGGTGTGACGTTTACACAAATAACAGAAGATACCGGTGCTACCCCTGAACAAATAGACGCTTTACAAGCAGAAGGTTTAATCGAAGTTTCTACTAATGAAAACAATGAAAGAATAGCTTTACCAACAGAGCTAAATAGAGATAAAACAAAGCTTCGTAAGATTATTAGTAGGTTAAGCAGTAGACGTGCTGATAATATAGAATTTATAGAAGAAGCACAGGATGATTTTAATACTCCAATTGATATTAAAAATTATATAGAAGAAGGTAATAAATTAATAAAAGATCAAAAAATAGGCAAGCCTAAAGCTGAGTTATCAGAGCAACAAGAAAGAAAAGCTCAGCAAAAAATAGAAGAACAATTATTAATAGATTTAGGTCTTGAATCAAATGATGCGAAAAGTTTAGCAAAAAAATATGCAAAGGAAGATTTAGCAGACTTTAATCCTAAAACACAAGATTTTCACACTGCAGGTAACCCTAATTATGTACAACGTCCTGATCAAATAAACAGATTTAAAGGTGTTAAAAACTTAAAAAGGGCTTTACAAATACTTAAATCTGAGTACGGTAATGTGTTGGGCGAAGTAGAAACTGTATTGCTTGACACAATGTTAAAAGTTCCTAACCTGCAAACAACAGGGTTTTCAATTGAACAAGTAAGAACTAGAGATGGTGGTGGAGCTTATGGAGCCTATACAGCTGACACTAACAATGTGCGTATACACCCCAATGCAAATATAGGTACTATAATTCATGAAGCTCTTCATGCTGTTCAAGCTAAGAAAATGAATGATGCATTCACTAGAAGCGGTAAACCTAAAAACGAAGCTGGTAGATATATAAACAAAATATACGAAAGAGCACAAGCAGCTGCTAATGGCAGGTTTGATAGAGAACTAAATAACGTGTTTGAATTTGTTAACTACGCACTTCAAGATGTGCAATTCCAAAGATTTTTAAGTGAGACAGCACCTCTTAACCCTAAAAATAATTTAAATTCTTTATGGTCTGATCTTGTTACTGCAATAAAAAGATTGTTTAACTTCTCTACTAATGTACCTAATTCATTACTTAATGATTACTTGGTAGTAGCCCAAGACTTATTAGATGGCCCTCCTAATAGAATTGTAGGTTCAGATCCTTTATACAATAAACCACGTGAAAACGAAACAAAAGAAGAATTTAGAGAAAGAAAGTTTGATGTAAAAACTAATAGTGATGGTGTATTTAAAAGAATTGTTAAAGGAATATTTAGAAGACCGACAGCTGTTGATTATCCTGATAAATCATTATCTGGATTATTTATTAGAGCAAGAACTCATTTTGCTAATTCTAGTGCAGCCATACAAGAAGAAGCTCAGACAAGAAGCTTTAATAAAGTAGTAAACGATTCATTATCTCAAAGAGCTAGAACTGACATCATTATGGACGCTACGCTACAATCTAATGCAATAGCAGCTAGTGCAGCTGACATGGGGTTTGTAATAATTCAAGAAAACGGAATGCCTAAAATTATTCAAGATAGCGCTACTCTTAAAGGTGTGTTTAATCAAGTTACAAAATTAGCTGACAAGGTAGGAGTAAAAGAAGCTAATATAATAGTGCAAGAGTATTTAATTGGTAGAAGATTGCAGGGTGAACAACAGCTAAACGAAAATCGTGATAGAAGAATAAGCGAATTAGAAAACGAAAGATCCAACACTAAAAATAAAAGTGAAAGAAAAAAATTAACTAAAAAAATTAATAATATAAAGAATGCAGAAAAAACAAAGATGTCAGACGATGATATGCGTGTTTTAGCTGATAAAGATTATCTTGTATCTGAACAACAGCACCCTGAACTTAAAACTATATCTACTATGTTAAACCAAATACAACAACATAACATTGATTTGTTAGAAGCTACCGGTGTGTATAGCAAAGAAAAAGCAGCTGTATTTAGAAGTCGTGATTGGTACGTGCCTTTAAACAAAACTCTTGATGAGTTAGAAGCTTCACAAAACGGAATAAAAGAGTTTTTTAAAGGCTATACTGATATAGGTCAAGAGTTTAAATATAAAGGTGGTAGCGATAAACAAGTTGATAATGTATTAGATAATTTTGTAATGAAACATTTCTGGTCTGTAAATGCAGCTTTAAGAAACCATGGCAATCAAGAAGCAAGTAGCTTTGTTGGAATGAGAAACAAAGAAAAAATTGCAGCTTTAGAGGCAGAAGACAAAGTAGGTAAAGGTCTAGATGAAAAACAAAGAAAACAACTTGAACGTATAAGAGACGAAAATCCTAATGACTTAGTGACCTATGAAAGCGAAGCAGACATTCCTTCAGGTAGGTCTGGATATACTGCACCAGTGATGTTTAATGGGGAACGAGTATTTGTTGATTACTCAGATCCTGGGTTTGCAGTTGCTGTTAGAGGCCCTGAACAACCATTAGTAGACACTCATGTCCCCGCTGCACTAGCTACTTTGCTAAGACAGACTATTACAGCAAACCCGATATTTCAAGGGTATCAAGTATTTAACGACTCAATAAGTGCTGCGGCTTACTCAGGAGTTAAAAACCCATTTCAATTAGCAAAAAGAGTTTTAAGTAGTTACACTGAAATTATTAACGATCCTAATTCTCCTATAATTCAACAAATGAGAAGAGCAGGGGTTACTGGTGGGTATGGCTTAACAGCTGATGAGATTATAGGAAAGACTAGACGAGAGTTTAATTTATTACCTGAAAGTAAAGCAAGGGCTGCGGCTGCATACTTTGAAGATCTAGCCACACATTCTGATTTAGCTCAACGTAAAGCTATATATGAACAAACATTATTAGAAACTGGTGGTGTGAAACAATCTGATGGAACTATAGTAGGTGGAAATGAAATAGAAGCTGTTAACAAAGCTATAAATATTATTAACTGGAACAAGCGAGGTAACAGTGCAGGTTTAAGATTACTTACTCACACCATACCATTTTTAAATGCGTACTTACAAGGTATGGATATTCTTACAAATGTAATGAGAGGTAAGTTTTTAACAGCTACAGATAAGAAAAATGCATTAAAATTGTTTGCTATAACTTCAGCAAAAATTATGGTGCTTAATGCTATCTATGCGGCTATAGTTGGAGGCAATGATGAGTATGAACAATTGCCTGATGATGAAAAACTTAGGTCTTATATAATACCAGGTACAGGTATGAAGCTGCCACTTCGTGGTGAGTTAGCGTTTTTATATAAACTATTACCTGAAGGTTTATATAACCTTATTACTAAAGAAGGCACAGATCAAGAAATAGATGGCAGAAGGGTAAGACAAGCAGTTTCTGGTAGTTTAGCAGGGGGACTTCTCTTTCCGGCTCTATTCCCTCAAGCAGTAAAAGCTCCTATTGAAGTAGCAATGAATTACAACTTGTTTACAGGTAGTCCTATTGTAAGCCCGTTCCAAGAAAGAAAAGAAACTGATTTACAAGTTAATGCAGGCACTTCATATGTTGCAAGGGGTTTTGGTGAATTAGGTTTCTCACCATTAAAAGTTGATCATTTATTAAGAGGCACTTTTGGAACTCTTGGTTCAGCAGGGCTAGGTATAATTGATGGGATAATAAATCAATTTGTAGATAACCCACTACCAAGTACACCAGTAGATAAAATACCTGGCATCAGTGCTGTAATGTATAGTCCCAATGGTAGAGGAGTGTTAAATCAATTTTATGATTTAAAAGAAATGTCTGATAGAGTAACTAACTCTTTAGGTAACTATACAGGTGAAAGGTTAAAAGAATATAAAGAAGATAATAAATATATAATATCTAAAAGAAGTCAAATAAACACTTTAAACAAAAGAATTAAAACACAAAGAGATAAAAGAAAAGCAGTTATCAACAACGAAAAACTAAGCGCTAAAGCTAAAGCTAAAAAGCTAAGAGAAATAGATGTTAACATGAATAAATTATTAAAAAGTGTACCCAAAATTAGAGTGCAGGCAAACTTACCTCTCTTTAGTACTAAATAAATTTATAGTCGCCAGACTCTAATGCCTTGTATGCCATCTTCTATAACTATCTTATGTACATACTCAAACTCAAGTCTTTTACTTTCTTTCTCTATGGCTGCTAAAGCTGCTTTAGTATCTACTGCAGGTAAGAATATAGATGTTCCTGGTGTAAAAGAAGGCCAGTCTATTTGATAGTCTGTTCCGTTAGTTAACATTTTTCGGTATATCCAAGTCTAAATTATCTGTTTTAATTTCATCAAATGATGAATTGTCAACCCATATACATCTAACTGAAGGTCCACTAATCTCTAGACCCTTATGTAACACTTTAAGTTTCGATGATTCTTTAAGCACTCCATTTGACTTTAGACCTTTAATAAAGTCACTATAGTCAATCTTTTTACTGTTTACATACTCTCTCATTATAGATGCAGGTATATAGATAGTGTTAGTGTCAGGCTCTACACGTACTTTTAAATCATGATTAGGTCTTAACATCGGTGCCTCTGCTAAACCTCCTCTTGAATCAACCTTACTGTTTATAACCAAGGTGCTGTTTTTAGCTGTGTTAATAAAGTCACCTAGCGTTTGCACAGCATCAAAGTCTGCTTCTTGTAGTGATGCTTTAGATATACTTAACTCTTTAGCTATAGCTTTATATACAGGATCAATATTTATACTGTGTATACCTAGTTTCTTAGCAATTACTGCACCTAAAAATACTGCAGCTAACGTAGCTGAAAACTTTCTATCTTGTCCTTTAATGTTGAGTTCTTTATCTATCTTTTGTTGTGTTATTTTCAATTGTTTTTTCACTTGATCTAAATTTGCTATCAAGTATTGTGCATAGACTTCACCTGCATGACCATAGTTGTCAAAGAACTTACTAAAGTATTCATCAGCTTCAGACTTAGATATAGACTCATCTAACTCTATAGGTAACTGAATAAACCTAGCCATCTCACCACTAGCTTTTGCTCTATCAGAAAACATAACTTGTCTAAAATCTGTATTACTAGACACTACACATATCAAGTTAAACACGGTATCGTTTGCTCTTTCTTTGTTAACTCCGTTACCTAACCTATTACGTCCTCGTCCTGTTGATATAAACTTTAGAAACTTATGTAGTTCTCGAGGTGATATATCTGTCATCTCATCTACTGCAGCAGGTAAGTTGTTCATGTAACCCATACGATGAATAATAGAGTTTTCTGTATCGCCCCACACCTGCACAAGTTTAGAATTAAGATCAGGATTGCCATACACGCTAGTCATAGCTTGTAGTATAGAAGTTTTACCTTGTCCTGTTTCAGGGTTATATAAATTTATTATGGCTGATTTTTCTCTATGCTCAAAGAAAGGCATAAGCAAAGAACCAAAAGCACAAAAGAAACCAAACGCACGTAGTTCCATACCTGGTCTTTCATAGATAGCTATACCTTTTTTCCATTCATCATAACTTCCTTTCTTTTGCAGTGTAGGATTTATCTCGTTAAGTTCATCAGCTACAGGTACATACTTAACACCAAACGCACTTATCTCTCTATTGCCTATAAGTATTTTGTTTTTAGTCTCTATAGGCCCTGGATTCCAACCATACTGTTTATACATTAGTGACGCTTCGTTTGTACGTTGTTGGGTTTGAACCGAGTTAACTATGTAATCAATCATTAACTCCATCTGCTTACCATGCACTATAACTCCATAATCAACTAAAATTTGTCTTGCTCTGTCTCTAGTAAGCAGGTCAGAAGTTCTAGCTATAAACTCTCTAACTCCATCTTTTGGTAAATGTAGTTTAAACCATGAGCACTCGCCTAATGTGGGGTCATGTAGTCTTTCTACTAAATAAAAATCATAGTCATAAATCTTAACACCGTCATCGTCATCATCAGGCATAGTTTTATATATGCCTCCGTTTTTACCTCTAAAGTATGGGTATGGGTAGTCAGGTATTTTAAAAGTAACTTTTTGATCAAGTGCTTCGCTGTGTGCTTCTATTACATTATCAGCACCCCTTGCTTTTGCAACAACTCTACCAAGCTGAATAGGTGTTGTTATCTTGCCTTTGTGTGGACAATTTTTACACCCTTCAGGCCTTTGCATTTCAAACTGTTTACATGAGTGTGGGCCTGGTATGCTATCGGCTTTCTTCTCTGTTAGTTCATAATCGTAGTCAACATGACCTCTAGATATTTTGTGTATAGCTATATCTCTATCTTCACAGTGTACGGCAATGGACAAACCTGCTCTCCATAGTGGTTCTTCTATTTCATTTTGTTTTATAGCTATGTGTTCAAGTTGATTGCAACCATCGTTTACTTTACAACGTTCCATTATCTTTCTAAACCTAGAAGAGTGGTTACCCAGTATTGCTTTGGTAGCTTCGTCCATAGGTCTCTTTGGTTTGTTAGCATGGGTTATTATTTCAGCAGGGATGACTGCTGCTAGATCATCAAATAGAAACGGACTACAAGACTGTAGTACGGTCACGCTTTTTGGGTTTTTTACATCCTTAAAGTTTTTAGTTCCAGGCACTCTAAGTATTCTTGATATGTCTGAAGTACAAACAGAGTCTGATTTAAAACCATGTTTAACACACAGAAACTTAAGTCCCTGTGCTATAGGCTTCCACACAGCAGGTGCAACAGGATCAACAAAAGGCCAGTAGCAATGCAACCCATTACCTGAATCTACTACCATTGGTGCAGGGAGTTTAGTTGCGTCGGTAAACTTTCTCAACGCAACCATAGCATCTTCTTTAGTTTTGTAGTCTTTATACCTACGTTTTTTAGCATCAAAACCACAATCAATGTCAAGCCAAAATATCTTTTGCTCTCTTGCATTTTTAGCTTTTCTGTCTGTGTTCTCTATCCAAGTCGAACATGTATAGTACACATCTAACTTGTTCTTTAGTAAAACATTAACTTTAGCTATTGCATCATCAACAGTGTTTAAAAATATAGGTGTTACATTGTCTTGTTGATCTTTGCTTACTACGCAGTAGTACCCTTGATCAGACCATACAAGGTCTAAAAACTCTTTCGTTTGCATTTTAAACCTTTATATTTTTAGATAGCTCTCTTATTAATTTTTCGACTTCATCTTTTTTAAGTCTAGTTGGGTTTGCTTTACCTGAAAACCAATCATATACTGTTTGTCTTGATATGTTAAGACTTTCTGAAACCTTTTGCACTGGATGTTTTAGCTTGATACATACAGCACCTAATTCAACACCCAGTGTTTTTTCAGCAGCTTGATTAGCTTCTATTACAATTTGTGAATATCCTCTCATGATACCTCCTATGTCCAATCGTCTACAAGATCATCAAGACTTACATCGCCTGTAGCAGGTTTAGGGTCAGGTGCTTTTGCTTTAGGTTCTGCCTTTGGTTCTGCTCTTTTTGTTGGTTCAGGTATGTTGTCTTCTTCTGCAGGTTTAGTTTCAGTAAAAGCATCTACAGGTCTAGGCTTTGGTGCAGGTGCAGGTGCAGGTGCAGGTGTTTCACCACTCTCATCTTTGTTTATATTTACTGACAAAGTTATGGCTCTTTTTGCATCATCACTTTTACTTTTTTCAGAGCATAAATCATACTCTTCGTCGTTAAGTATTCTAATAGGTTTGAACCCTACTTTAGTACTTGATGAGTCCATATCAAAAGACATTCTTGATACAACAGACATAAGGTTTTGACTGTTAGCTCTTACATAATCAGTGTATTCATGTAGAGGTCTTCGTTCAGCAGTGCCGTTACCAAATATAGATTGTGATGGTAGAGTAACTTGAAACACATCACCATTCAAATCATCTGCTCTGACCACTGCAATTCTTCTGCTAAATCTACATGCTTTAGTTCCATTAGGTCCTGATCCTTTAATGTTCTGTGGGCATTCAGCACAAGTAGCGTTTTGAGGTGCTTCAACTTCAGCATCAGGTTTAACACTATCTGATGTCCAACAGGCAGGGGGTGATAACTTCATACCTGGTTTGTATTCACCTGCAAAATACATTCTATGTACTGATGGTGAAGCATTAACTATGACTACGTCTATATGACGCTCATCACTTTTGTCAATCTCTTTACCATTGACCATTAGTCTAAACACATTATTACGTATTGATATACGTTTTGATGTAATTGAACTGCCTGTTATGTTACTAGTAAAGCCATCGTCCCTGCCAGTTGTAGTGGCAACAGCTCCACCTTGTGAAAAAATATCTACTTCTGTGTTCATGATTTCTCCTCTTTTTTACGGTTTTTAAGTATTGATACAGTATATTCGCTTGTTGATTGTAACCCTGGAGGTGTTAACTCAGGATTATCTGCTATAAACTGCTTTATGTTTGATTGTTGAATACGTTTTTCTACTAACTCTAACGCATCATTTTCTTTCATAAACTTATACATTTCAGGCCAGTCACTTGTCCAATATCTAGTCTTTAATTTTCTAGTTAGTGTCCCTGCTTTTGTCTTAATGCTAGTGACATTAAGAGTTCTGCAGGCTTCATTCAAAGCTTCTTGTACCTGAGCACGTTTAGTTTTTATTTCGCTTATCTGAGATTCAAGTGTTGCTATTGATTCTCTCATATTAATATCAGCTTGCATAAGCTTTTCAAGCTGATTATCATCTAGTTCCATACATTGCTCCTCTCATTAGTTGGATTCTTAGTATATAATCAACTTTTGACAGTGTCAAGACTTTTATTGATTAATTCCTAATTCTTCTTTATACAAATCTACTAGCTTAACATGGTCATCGATTTTACCTTGTAGCATCTTGTATATCTTTGATTCTACAGGGCTACCTTGAAGATGGACTACAGTCATAGGGTTTCTCTGCCCTGCTCTATCCATACGTGCACAACATTGTATGTATGTTTCTACAGATACCACGGGTGACCAAAACACAACAACGTTAGCTGCGTGAAGTGTTACACCATGTGAAGCTGATTGAGGTTGTATAACTAGTACTTGTGGATCTTTTGATTCTTGAAATGATTTAAATATTTGAGATCGTTTGTTCATTGTGATACCACCATGTATACAATCGCAAGTTATTTTTGATTTTGTTAACTCCGTTAGTATTAATTCAATACTATTTCTAAATGGAGCAAACACAATAACTTTGTGACTTGCTTCTGTGATAATATCTTTTAAAGCAGTCATTCTATTCTTAACATCAAACTCTATAACTTCTTTTTTGTCTGTGTATATTGATCCTGCACTAACCTGTAGTAATTTAGTCAACATTGCTGCTGCGTTAACTACAGTTATTTCTTCTCCTGCAGCTTCTATAAACATTTCTTTTTTAAGTTTTTTGTAATACTTATCTTGTTG